GCTCTTCGCTTGGCCAGCCCATGCGCCAGTGGGACTCGCACCGACGATGTAGCGGTCGCCGTTCGCCGGAGAACCAGGCGGCGCGGTGAGCGTTTTCGATTTCACGGCTCCCTGCAGAAGCACGTCGACCGCGCGCAGGAACTTCCTGAAATCGGTCGGGAACGCATCGCCCGTGAGCGCGTTGATCATGACGCCGAGATTCGGTCCGTTTGAAACGCTCATGCCTGAAGTCCTCCGAAATAGTTTCCAAAGTCCTCGCCGAATCCGGTCATCAGCGTCGAGAGCGGGTTCGGCATGTACGAGTCGAGCGAGTTCGCATTCGAGAACACCTCGAGGAGAACGCCCTTCGTCCCGTCTGGATCGTCGGTGACGCGCTGCGCCGCGGTGTACGTGTAGGTCTCCGCGCTGATCCCGGTGACGGTGCGAATCACGGAGCCGCCTACGCTGATGCGGACGCTGTACGTCGTGCCGACTTCGGGAGTGATGTCGGCATGGTCCTGAGCCACGAGTGGACCGGCGGCGGTTTGCGTGAGTCGGTTGCGCGAAGTCCACGTCACCACGAGATCGCCGGTGACGGTGGTGAAGCGCGTCGCGTAGGGTTGCGCCTGCATGCACAAATCACCCGGCGGGTAAGGGCGCAAGGTCCGCGAGCGAGTCGTGACGCTGGTGGTGCTTGCGGAAGTCACGGGGAGCACGCCCGAAGAGTTCTCAGGTAGCAGCCGGTCGTTGATCGTGAGATCGGCTGTCGGCGGCGGTCCGGGATTCGCGAGAGCGACTCCGGCGGAGAAAAACCAAACGCGCGCGCCGGCGGGATGGTCCGCTGGAACGGTGTCCATGACGCCGCGAAGCACGGGACCGAAAGTGTACGATCCGTCTGGATTCGCGGTCGGCGTTTGCCAGCTGACGATTTCGTTCTCGATGAGCGCGAGGTTCTTCCCGTTGAAAACGTCGGATGAAGTGACGCCGTCGAGAAGATTCAGATCGATGCCTGACGCCGCGGTGATCGTGAACCCGGTGGAATCAAGAGCCGGAGTCCCCGCCTTGTAGGAACCCGCGAGCAGACCGCTCGGACAGAAGTCCCCGAACGTTCCCGTGTCGGCGAACCCTGCGCCGGTATCGCGCCAGATCTGGAAGTTGTTCGCTGCGGTCGCGATGTTCCGCGCCGCCATCGCCATCGCGAAAATTCCGGCGCCGAGCGATTCCGCCGTTTGAATGTGGTATGGCATCTCCTCGAGATGGTCGGCTGTGTCGGCGAGAGGCGCTCCCACCGGGTTGATCCAACCGGAACTCGGCGGCGAGACGAACGCCACGGAGTTGATCCCGAAGATGTCCTCCACCACGTCCATGCTGATTTTCCCGTCGATGAGATCGCCGTAGCCGATGCGCGTGATCCGAAACACCTGATTCACGATCCCGAGCGGGACCCACGTGAACTTAAAGACGCCGCCGGGACGGAACTGCCACGCGGAGCGGTCCGCGACGATTTTCATTTTCGCGAGCGGGTACGTGAGAGTTTTCAGGACGCGCATCGCCACGAGACCCGCGCTCGTCGCATTGCTGAGACCTTTGAACTGGATGTCCTGCGGACGGACCTCGCCGGTGACCGCAATGTTCGCTGCATCGTAAGCGCGGATCGAACGGTCGTCGAAGTTCACCGCGCGCGACGAGTAGCGAATGTTCACGAGGTTCGTGGTCTCGCGCCAGGAGCCGCGCGAGAAGTCCGGCGTGCCGATGACGGAGTCAACGGTGAGCGTGGGAATCGTCGTCGGATCGTAGTCCGCGCGCGCCAGTTTGATCGTCCAGAGACCCGTGGTTGGATCGGTGTACACCACACCATCGCAGTGGCGGAGAATCTCCCCGAGCATCTGGTCGGCGCTCGCCTGCGTGTCGAACTGCATCGAAATGCCGAGACCTTCGGTGGCCAGAGTGCTCGCCGCGGCGGTGAAACTCGCGGCGTCGAGCCGGGATGAATCGATTCCGAGACCGTAGTCCACGTTGGTGAGGAGTTCGTAAATGCACAGCGCCGGGTTCGCGTCACCCGAGATGTTCGCGACCGCGCCGCCGAGCGAGAGCGGATCGGGACAGCGCCGCACGGTGAACGCGAGCGGCTTCAGGTAGTTACTCGTGCCGACATATAGCTGTTTGAAAACCGCGTAGCAGAGACCGCGATAGGTCGGCGCGACCTGAGAGTGCAGAGTCTTGATCGTGAAAACGTCGCCGCTGGCGTACTGCGTCGAGCCGGTGTGGATCGTGACGTTGATCCGGGAATTTGAGAACGCCTGGTCGGACCAGAGCGCGTGGGAGCCTTCGGCATTCGCGACGTCGTTCGACAGCGTGCCGGAAACACTTCCCACAATATCCCACTTCGCTTTTCCGAAGGTCGAATGCGACACGTTGCCGTCGATGGAGTTGAACGTGATCGTGAACGTTTCCTCGAGGGACGAACTCCCTGCGGAGAGCGACGTGATCCCGCCATTGCCCACGCCGTGGAACGAGTAGCCGATCCCGGACTGATCCGTGGTGATGCGTCCCTGCTTCAGCCCGAGGTACGCGTCCGGCTGCTGCGTTTGGAGACCGCGATAGAAGTTGATCAGCCCCGAAATTCCGCCGCCGCCGCCGGGACCGGTCCCGCCGAAAAGTTTGTCGCCGGTCGCGTTGAACTCGATGTAATTCTCGGAGCCATTCCCATTGTTGATCGTGGTGCGAGTGCCTGGGATCACCTTCCCGTCAGCCTGAATGTCCACGAGAGCGTCGATGGCACCGTGGCAGAGCATGAACTGGACGCCGAGAAAATATTTGTAGCCGGTGGTCTGCGTGCGACCGAACGAGAGAATCCCGCCGCCCACCTTGATCGCTTTCGATTTGAGATCGCCCCACCACACGGTGTTCCCGCCTTTGATTTGGCACGTCCCGTACACCACGGGGATCGCGCGCCCTTCTTGGGCGGTCGGAACGGAGAAGTCCCCGAGCGCGGACGGCTGCGGTCCCCGTGGATGCGGAGCGAGCAGCGCGCCAACGACGGTGGTCGCGACGAAGAGAAGTAACAGTAGCCAGAAGAAGACTACACCGCTTTCTGAAGCGCCTCAGTTGATCGAAGCGCTCCCGTCGAATGGGTTGATCGTCGGAATCAGATCGAACCCGAGAAAACTGCTCTGGCGGCCGTAGTGCTGGCACGCCGCAAAATCAAGATTGCAACCCGCGACTCCAGAGACCGCCGCCGAGACCGCTAGTCCGGGGATCGCCGAGATCAGCTTCACCGTCGAGCCGGAGTGGTCGACCACCATGCGGTAGTCATTCCCGCGCTTCAGATAGCCGCCCTTCAGCGGATCGGGAATCGAAGCAAACGCCGGGATCGTGAGAATGGTCCCGGTCGAATCGATGGCGGAGATCGTCCCCGCGAACGTGTGCTGCCCGAGGTCCGCGCCGCAACCGTCGTCGCCAAAAATGTGCGAGCACGGAGCCTGGTACAGCTGCTGCGGAATTTTGCGTTGGAGCAGGTACTGCGCGGAATTGCAGGTGAGTTCGCACTGATCGGTGAAGCGCGCGCTCGCGACCTCGCCGGTGAAAAGCACCACCACCTCGGCGTCGTCCTCGTGGCAACCGAAGATCGTGACGGCGATGGGCGCGCTCGGCAAATACGGAATGAGGAGTTCCGCCAGCGGGTGATCGATTGGGATGTAGACCTTGATCTGCCCGGAAACGACTTCGTTCGAAATCTCGCATTCCGTCCGCGTGATCGTGGCCGGCGCGTACACCTGCGCGAGATGGGTGATGGGGACCGGCGAGTTCGTGAGCGCGAAGTTCAACCCGGTGGTCTGAAACAGATAGAGCTCGAACGGCTGCGAGGTCGCGACGGATTTCTCTGAGGCGTCGTAACTCATGGCAATTCCCTCGGGAGTTCCTGAATGGAGACGAGCGATTCAGCGTGATCGCTCGAGTCCCACTTGATCGAAACCTTGTCCTCGGCGAGCCGCCCGAACGTGAGAAACGACACCATCGTCGTCGCCGCCGGAAAGTTCTTCCCGGTGAGCGCGTCGAACGTCAGACCCTCGGTGCCATCGCCGTTGTCGTGCGCTGCGGTGATCTTCCGGTAGACGTTGCCGGAGCCATCCATCGGGATCAGCGCGACGTAGCGGCGCGATGGCGACGGAAAGAAAAATCTGGTGTAGAACTCGCTCTTGATCCGCATCCCCGAATCGGTGGAGAGAACGTCGGACGCGAGCACGAGGTCCTGATCGAACGTCGGGCACCAGAAAGCCTTCTGCCGCCCGAGACGCCGGAGCATGAACGCGCGAAACGCCGTGATGTTCGCGTGCCCGTCGAGCCACCACGGAAACTCGTGCGAGACCACCGCACTTCCGCCTTTGTCGATGACCTCGATCGGTCCGATTTTAGGATCGATGGTGACGAGCGAGCGTTTGTAGGTTCGGCGGAGCGGAGCGTTCGCCCAATTCGGAAAAACCTCGAGGACATCGAAACCCTTGTACTGAGTCGGCGAGGTCGAT